GAGTATATCAATAACCCATATAGATTGTTCTACAACATCTACTATGATGACACTCCTCATCAAATGTTTGATGCTTCACAATACAGTAATAAAATTGTTAAAGTTATTGTAAAGAACAAATCAGATTTTGCTTCTTTTGAAAAATTTATTGATAAACTTTATGATGTAAAAGTTGCTGATTTAAAAATTGTTGAAAACTATGATTATAATCATGGTTGGTTAACAGAAAATGAAGATGTTGAGACAGAAGACACCTTTTCAATCTTGAATAGATATATTGAAGAAGCAGAATTTGACCTTGATAAATCTCAGGTTAAATCTCTTATCAGAAGTGTCTATGAAGAAGCTTGTGAGATAGTCTAATGTTTATTATTACAATAGCAGGAAAAGAAAAAGAAGGAGCATATTCTGTTCTAGATGAAGAGGGTCAACAAGTCCTTTACATTTTTGAAGAGGAAGATGATGCTATGAGATATTCTATGCAGTTAGAGGAACTTGATTATCCTTTGATGCATGTGATTGAAATTGAGAGTGAGTTAATGATTCATACCTGTGAAACACATGGACACAGGTATGCTATTATATCTAAAAATGACATTGTGATTCCCCCTGATAAATTAGATGATAACCTTTAAGACTATTTCCTGGAAAAACCTATTATCAACTGGGAATCAACCAACTACAATATCACTTGATAATGCCAATACATCTCTAATAATTGGGACAAATGGTGCTGGTAAATCTACTATTCTGGATGCCCTTACCTTTTCACTATATGGTAAGTCATTTAGAAAAATTAATAAAAGTCAACTGATCAATACTACAAATGAAAAAAATTGTTTTGTAGAAATTGAATTTACTGTTAACAATGTTGACTGGAAAGTAGAACGAGGAATCAAACCAAATATCTTTAAAATTTACAGAGATGGTAAAGAACTAGACCAGAATGCTTCTGCTATTGATCAACAGAAGTGGTTGGAACAAAATGTTCTGAAAATGAACTACAAGTCATTCACTCAGATTGTTATTCTGGGTAGTAGTTCTTTTGTTCCTTTTATGCAACTTCCTACTAACAGTAGAAGAGAGGTTGTAGAAGATTTATTGGATATCAAGATTTTCTCCTCTATGAATGAGATTGTAAAATCAAGATCTCGTATGGTGAGAGATGAGATTAGAACACTTGAGTTGAAAAAAGAAAGTTTGAAAGATAAAGTTAATATGCAAAGTAACTTTATCAGACAGATAGAAGAACAAAGTAAAGATGATGTAGATAGAAAAAATAGTTCTATTGCTACTCTAATGGAAGAGATGTCTACTTATATTGCTAAAAATAAAAATTTAGATGCTCAAGTAAAAGATACTCAACTTAAACTTACTGACTTTAATAATGTATCAAAAAGACTGAAAGAGTTTCTTGCCTTTGAAGGTAAGTTGTCTATGAAGATTGCTAAAGTTGTTAAAGACCATCAATTTTTTGATAAGAATACTGTTTGCCCTACCTGCTCACAAGATATAGAAGAAAAATTTAGATTAAATAGAATTAGTGACTTCAAAAATAAAGAACAGGAATTGTCTGAAGGATATAAAAAACTCCAAGATGCAATTCAAAAAGAAGAGGAAAGGGAGTCACAATTTAATCAACTATCAGGAGATTTAAGTACACTTCTTAATGGTATTAATCAAAACAATTCTCAAATCAATGGGTGTCAAAGACAAATCAATAGACTTGAATCAGAAATTCAAACTATTACCAATCAAATTGAAAGCAGAAATTCTGAACATAAAAAGTTAGAACAGTTTAGAACTAGTCTTCAAGATACCTTTGAGAATATAAGTGAGAAAAAAGATAAGATTACTTATCTTGATTTTACATATAACCTTCTAAAAGATGGTGGAGTAAAAACTCAAATTATTAAGAAGTACATGCCTATCATTAATCAACAGGCAAATAAGTATCTCCAAATGATGGACTTCTACATCAACTTTAAGTTGGATGAAGAGTTTACAGAAACAATTGAGTCTCCTATTCACGAAGATTTTTCTTATGCTTCTTTTTCAGAAGGTGAAAAAATGAGGATTGATCTTGCTCTTCTTTTCACATGGAGAGAAGTAGCAAGAATGAAGAACTCTGTAAATACCAATCTTCTCATTATGGATGAAGTTTTTGACTCATCTCTTGATGGATTTGGTACAGAAGAGTTTCTTAAAATTATTAGATTTGTTATCAAAGATGCTAACATTTTTGTTATCTCTCACAAAGAAGGTCTTGAAGATAAATTTGATAATGTGATAAAATTTGAGAAACAAGGAAATTTTTCTAGGATAGAACCATGACTTATGGCAAATTTGTAAGACGTCCTGTTGACATGGGGGAAGAATTCAGTAAGACTATGACTCTAATTACAGACCCAGCATCTGATAGGTATCTTAATGAATATTCCAAATTGGCAGCATCACTCAAAAAAACAACAGAAAATTCATCTAAAACCACAAGCAATCAGACAACGTAAAGAAGCATTGCGTTATCTAAAGAAAAAGTTAAGTGTAACACAAAATTCATTAAGTTAGCATACAAAGACTAAATAGTACAGTGAGTGAGTGGGAGGTTATTATGCACAACCTGATATCGCATAATGAACTAGCATCTTGGAAGTGGGATGAAAAAAACAACTTAGATGATAAATATAATCAAGTTTCCAAATACTTCCAGTGCATTTCAGAATGTGGTATAGTCGACCATCAAGCAAGGAGATTCTGCAGACACATCCTAACTGAAGACTGATAATAAAAAACACCTACAAGGAGTACAAGACCAAAGCCCCCTGGACCTTAAATAAGTCTGGGGGGTTGGTGCGTGTGACAGTTTAGGAAGTGGTAGCAATTGGTTTTAAAACCTCCTGGATGCTGTAGACTATTCACATAAGCAAAAGACACCATGCCTGTCAACTATGAAGTCAAGTCTCAACTGGCAAAGTTGCTTGCTACAGAAGATTTGATTGTAGAGAATCAAGAAGTTTCAACAGCACAATTCAATGTAGATACAAGAGTATTGACTCTTCCATTGTGGAAACGTGCTTCAAGTACTGTTTATGATATGCTTGTTGGTCATGAGGTAGGTCACGCATTATTCACTCCTAATGTTGACCCACCAAAAAGTGTACCTCATCAGTTTATTAATGTTACAGAGGATGCTCGTATTGAGAAACTGATGAAACGTAAGTATCCTGGTTTGAACAAAACTTTTTTTGCTGGATATAGAGAGTTATCAGAACAAGATTTCTTTTGTCTTGAAGATCAAGATGTAGATAAAATGAATCTGGCAGATCGTGCCAACCTGCATTTCAAAATTGGTAACTTCATTGATCTAGAATTCAATGATGAAGAGATGGAAATCATCAAAATTATTGGTGATGCTGAATCATTTGAAGAAGCTTGTGAAGCAGCAAAAAAATTATATGCTTATTGTAAATCAAATAATAAGCAAGAAAGTGAATCTTATCCTACCCAACCACAATCTAATGGTCAGGGTGGTGAAATGACTCATGAAGAAATGCTTGAAGAAGCAGATAAACGTGAGTCTGAATCATCCTCTATTGAATCTGAAGAAAGTGATTCTAATAAGGGTGCTGATAGTGAGAATCTTGATGACATTGATGATAAACCAAAAAAATCTGAAGAACCAGAAGTTCAGACAGATTCTACTTTACAGCAACAGATTGAAGATCTGTGTGGTAACAATTTAGGTAATGAAAATTATTACATTGAGTTCCCTGAATATGATATTGATAGAATTATTGTCCCTTTCAATGAAATAAAAGAAAAGTTGGAATGGTCAGAAAATCTTTATAAAGAGGATACTAGTGTATTTTCATTTGTTGATTCTGAGTATGCTAAGTTTAAGAAATCTGCTGCACGTGAAGTTAATTATCTTGTAAAAGAATTTGAATGTAAGAAGTCAGCAGATTCTTATGCACGTGCTACAACATCTAGAACTGGTGTCTTAGATTGCACCAAACCTCATACTTACAAGTATAATGAAGATCTTTTTAAAAAAGTTACCACTCTTGCTGATGGTAAGAATCATGGACTAATCTTTATTCTTGATTGGTCTGGTTCTATGTCAGACTGCCTTCTTGATACACTCAAGCAAGTTTACAACTTAATTTGGTTCTGTAATAAATGTAATATTCCTTTTAATCTCTATGCATTTACAGTTAGTTATGAGACAGATCCTGAAAAAATGGAGCATGTATGGGAAGAGGGTAAATTTATTATTGATGGATCATTTAGATTGATGAATCTTCTTACAAGTGATGTAAAAACTAAAGATCTTGAAAAGCAAATGAAATCCATTTTTAGAATGGTATTTGGAGGCAGGCATTGGTGTTCATATCAATATGCAGCAGAACTGAATCTGTCTGGCACACCTCTTAATGAAACAATTGTTGCACTTCATAAAATTATTCCATCATTTAAAAAGACACATGAACTTCAAAAAACTCATGTTTTTGTATTGACTGATGGTGAGGCATCAGCACTTCCTGCTGCCAAGAAAAATGCTTATGGTGGAAAGGGTTGTCATTATCCTAATACTGGCAATTCATATCTAAGAAATAGAAAGACAGGTTTTGTGTATAAGTTTGATTATGAGTATTATAAATTTACTCAAGTCCTTTTGGAAAATCTTAAGCAAGAAAATAAAGATGTAAACTTTATTGGTATTCGTCTTTGTGCTCCCAGAACTATGAATGACTTTATTAGAAGGTATGAATATGTTGATGAAATTACAAACAAAAAAATCAAAAAAGACAGATTCTATGAAATTGAAAACACTGGTTACACATCTTACTTTGCTATGCAGACCTCAGCATTGAACAATCAAACAGATTTTGATGTTGAAGAAGGTGCTTCAAAAGCAAAAATTAAATCTGCTTTTATTAAGAATTTGAAAACCAAGTCTCTAAATAAGAAAGTTCTTGGCAAATTCATGGAATTGGTTGCCTGAGAACCACTTTTACAACTGTCCCACTGGGGGTCCAAAACCCCCTTCCATCCTTTATAATTAACCTGTTGAACAAACCCACTATGGCACTCTCCACTGAATACATCCTGTCCTCTCTCAACAATCTGTATGGAAATGAAGTAGTTGCTGCTGATGTTCGTGCATGGTGTGCAATGAATAGCACTACCTATCAAACAGTCACTAAAAAACTTGATGATTACAAAGTTGGTCGTGGTAAGTGGAACCTGACAGTTCAAGAAAAACTGGAACAGTCTTATGAAGCACCTGCTGCTGCTCCTGCTGTTGAAAAAAACCTTATCCCACAGAAAGATGATACCTTCGTCCAGTTTGGCAATTTCACTGATGTTAAAAAAATTGTTAAGTCCAATCTTTTTTATCCTGTCTTCATTACAGGACTTTCTGGCAATGGTAAAACACTTTGTGTTGAACAAGCCTGTGCTCAACTCAAAAGAGAACTGATTCGCGTCAATATCACTATTGAAACAGATGAGGATGATTTGATTGGTGGTTTTCGTCTTGTAAATGGTGAAACTGTCTGGCATAATGGTCCAGTAATTGAAGCACTTCAACGTGGTGCAGTATTGCTTCTTGATGAAATTGACCTTGCTTCAAACAAAATTCTCTGTCTCCAATCTGTTCTTGAAGGTAAAGGTATTTTCCTCAAGAAGACTGGTCAATACATCACTCCTAAGCAAGGTTTCCAAGTATTTGCTACTGCTAATACAAAGGGCAAGGGTTCAGATGATGGAAGATTCATTGGCACTAATGTGTTGAATGAAGCTTTCCTTGAAAGGTTCCCTGTAACTTTTGAGCAGTCTTATCCTACTGCTGCTATTGAGCAGAAGATCCTTGAAGGTATTGCTCTGGATCTGGGTATTGAAGATCGTGCCTTCTGTAAGCACCTGGTTGACTGGGCAGACATCATTCGCAAAACCTTCTATGATGGTGGTATTGAGGAAGTAATCAGCACACGTCGTCTGGTTCACATCATCAATGCTTTCAGTATCTTCAACAATAAAGAGAAAGCAATTCAAGTTTGCATCAATCGTTTTGATGAAGAGACTAAGACATCTTTCCTTGAACTGTATGACAAAGTTGATGCAGATTTTGAAATGACTAGTGATTCAGTTGACACCTATCAACAGGGTTGATATAATGAATAATAAAGACAAAGTTTTTAATTCTTGGTCACTTCTTTATGATGAATACTATGGTGAGACTATGATTAACACAGGAACTGCTGCTGACTATGACAAATTTTGGAGTCAAGATATGAAAAATACTGTAGGAGGATTGGGTGATGATAAAATTATCTTCTCTTCTAATGGTGCTGATGATGAATTGACATCAGGTATTGATGATACAATTCCAAATCTTCCAAATCTTCCTGAAAACAACAACAACTTTTGGAAGTATCATGAAGATGTAATCCTTAAAGAAGTACGTGACTATTTGGGAATGACTTACCATTCCCATTATACTTCACAAGAGTCAAAAACACAGACTCTTGATCTTATTGAGGGTATTGGTGATGCTGAACCTTTTTGTAGGTCCAATGCTATCAAATACCTCTCACGTTTTGGTAAGAAAAATGGAAAATCCAAACAGGATATTCTAAAAGCAATTCACTATTGCATCCTTCTCTATCACTTTGCTGGCCTTTGTAATAAAAATGACTCTCCTTATGAAACTTTCTGACACCACTGTTAACCTGCTGAAGAATTTTTCTTCTATTAATCAATCCATTCTTTTCAAAGAGGGTAATAAACTCAGGTCAATCTCAGTGATGAAGAACATTCTTGTTGAGGCAACTGTTGAGGAATCTTTCCCAAGAGATTTTGGTATCTATGACCTTAATCAATTCCTGAATGGTCTATCTCTTCATGCTAGTCCTGAACTTGACTTTGCTAAGGATGACTATGTGATGATTAGGGAAGGAAAGATGCGTTCTAAGTATTTTTTTGCTGACCCCACTGTCATTGTTGCTCCTCCTGAGAAAGAGATTTCTCTTCCTACAGAAGATGTATGTTTTGAACTTACTAGTCAACAACTAGAAAAACTTAAGAAAGCAGCATCTATCTATCAACTTCCTGATATTTCAGCTATTGGTGAAGCAGGTGTTATCAAACTGGTAGCACGTGATAAAAAAAATGACACTTCCAATGATTTCTCAATTATTGTTGGTGAAACTGATGCTGAGTTTGTTTTCAACTTTAAAGAAGAGAACCTGAAGATTGTTCCTGGATCATATGATGTAGTTGTTTCTTCTAAACTTCTTTCTAGATTTACTAATCAGAATATTGATGTCACATACTTCATTGCACTCGAACCTGACTCAACCTTCAATTGACATTCCTCTTAGGGTATTAGGCAGTATTGGAGTCATTACTGCCTATTTTATTGTCCTCCATGTGAATGTAACAGTTGGTGTATGCTTACACTTTCTTGCAGATTTAATCTCTGTTCCATATTTTATTAGGACAAAATCTTGGGATGTAGTTATAATGCTTACATTCTTACTTTTTATTGGTGGAAGTAAATTATTATGAAACATGTTCTCTTTACACTAAAGGGATGTCCATTTGAGTTACTAGATGATCTAGCACATATTCGTATGATGCTCTATATGACAGTAAAAAAGTGTGAGGCAACTCTATTGGATTTGAATGTTCATAAATTTGAACCCCAAGGAGTTACAGGATTTGCCATGATTGCTGAAAGTCATATCAGTATTCATACCTGGCCTGAAAAACAGATGGCAGTGTGTGATATTTTTACATGTGGGGATGGGCAACTGACTGATGCTGGTGTAGAGTATATGAAGACGCAATTGAAGGCGTCTGATATAGTATCTCAATCTTTTGTTAGACCTTTAGAATGAACATCTTTGTAACTGATCCTAGTCCTTATAAGAGTGCCAAGGTTCTACCTGACAAGCATATTGTCAAGATGCCCTTAGAGACTTGTCAGATGCTCTCTATAGTCTGCTCAGAAAAGTGGGGGCATGGGTTTGGAACCATCCCTAAAGCAGATGGACAACCCTACAAGACCACCTCAGGTGCCTTCAG